CGTTTGTCTATGCGCAAACTTTTTTCAAATAAGCCATGCCCAGTCAACGCGAAATAGCCGACTTCCTAGGTGTGGATCCGTCAGTCGTCTCAGTGATGGTGAAAAACGGGTGCCCCACAGACAGCCTCGAGTCCGTGGTTGTGTGGAAAACATCGACAGCGCGCAGGCATCGCACGACAAATGAACAGGCCGCACGGGTTGCCGCGGTGATGAACGGGCAACCCCCGCCCCCGCCGCGCAGTCATGTAAAGCGCAAACGCGCAAAGACAGAGCTGAAGCCGAAACAGAAAGCCCCGCCGCCTGCTGAGCCGCCTCCGCTTATTCCCGAGCCGCAGGTCGTAGTGCCGCGGCACTATGACGCGGGCGACCCGCGCGACGATTTCGACGATGAGATGGTGCGTCAGGCAGAGCAGGTGTGCAGCATGGCGTATGACATTTACGTGCGCGCTTGCGATACGGGAAATCCCGCCGCGATCAGCGCCGCCCTGAAGAACTGGAGCGACGCGGGCAAGAACGCATCTGCCCTGCGCAAGGATTTCCTGGAGCTGCGTGCCAAGTCGCGCCAGCTTGTCCCGCTGGACGAGGTGCTGGCTGACGTCAGCGAGGAGGTGCTGTTCTGGCGAAGGGCGTTCCTGACCCTTGGAGAACGGCTGGCGGGCCGCGTTCCACCGGAGGCGGCCAAGCTCATCACCGAAGAGAGCGACCGCGTGCTTGCCAACATGAGCCGCGCCGCTGACAGGGCACGCGGGCTGTTCGCTGAGCCTGAGCCCGAGGCGGAGGAGGACGAGTAGCCGTGTCAGCGAAGCAGGAGAAACGGGCACGCAGGGCGGTGCGCAAAGCGGCAGCCGAGACGGAGGCCTTCGGGCATTCCACGCTGCGCGGCATTCCAGTCAAGAAGCCCGTGGGGCGGCTTGGCAGGGCACTGCGGAAATATCGCCGCGTCGTGGAGCGACTGACGCCTTCTCAGTGGGTGGAGAAGCACATTGTGCTGCCTCCCGGGAAGCAGGAAGCACGGCCCGGACGCGTGGACTTTTCGTTCAGCCCCTACCTGCGCGGGCCGCTTGACGACTTGGAGAACCCTGCAGTGCGCGATATCGTGTTCATCGCGCCCACGCGCAGCGGCAAAACGCTGCTCATCAGGCTGGGCATCGCGTGCGATATCGCGAAGAACCCCATGCCGATGCTGCTTTTTGACAGCACGATTGAGAAGGGCCGCAGTCTGGTGAGGAAGGAAATCAAGCCCCTCATCGAATACAACCCCCTGCTGCGCGCCCAGAAGCCGTCTGACAGGAACCTTTACGCTGACGCGCACATGCTGTTCCCGGGAGCCAGCCTTGACATCTACGGCGCGAACAGCGCAGCAGGCGCCGCAGGCGACACGGCGAAGCACGTTTACGGCAACGAGGTGGACAAGTGGGTGGGCGAAACTGAAGAAGAGGCTAGCATGATCGAGCTGGTGCGCCACCGCACTGAGAGCGCGGAAGGCGAGCGGAAGCACTACTTCAGCACCACGCCCACCACGGAGGACAGCGCAGGCTGGACTGAATACCTGCTGGGCGACCAGCGGAAGTTCTTCGTGCCGTGCCCACACTGCGGCACCATGCAGACGCTTGAGTGGAACTGTGTGCACTGGGATCCCGCGGCACAGCGGTCAGAGCATGAGTGGGACTACAGGCTTGTCAAGCAGAGCGCGCACTACGTTTGCCCGCATTGTCACGAGGCGTGGAACGACGAGCAGCGGCTTGCCGCGGTGCGCGACCCGCGTGCTGAGTGGCGCCCCACCACTGAGGCCGTGCTGCCCGAGCAGCACAGCTTCCACATCACAGGTCTCTACGGCGGGCTGCAGGCGAACCGCATGGGCGAGCTGGCAGTGGCATTCCTTGCGGCGCGCCGCACAGGGTGGTTCAGCAGCCGACGTGACTTCTGGAATAGCCGCATGGGAGAACCGTATCGGGATAGTGCAGCGTCTATCACGGTTGACCGGTTCAAGAAGCTCATGGCGGACTACGTGCGCGGCGGCGTGCCTGCAGGCTGGAAGCCGGATCTCGTCATTGTGGGCGTGGACGTGCAGACGTGGGGCCTGCCTTTCGTCGTCATGGCGGCTGACTGGCGTGGCGTAACGCGCACCGTTGACCACGGTGTCGCTGCCAGCTGGGAGGACATAGACCGCGTGCAGATGAACGCCCACCCCCTTGCCGGTGCGAGTTTTGTGATCGTCGATATCGGCTTTGAGCAGCGCACACCTGAGGCGCTCGAGGCGATCTACGTGCGCCAGCGGCGCGGCTGGGTGGCTGCAGAAGGCTTTGAGCAGACCCAGCTGCTGACGCAGGTGGTGGCGCGTGACCCGTTCCTCGGAACGAAGAATCAGGGTGTAGCCTGCATTCAGGTGGTGCGCATCAGCACATACGATTTCAAGCTGGAGTGGGAGAAGCGGTTCTCAGGTGAGATAGACCTGTGGCGCACCTATTCGCTGCCGAAGGACGCGACTGACTTGGATCGGCGCGAGCAGGCAGAATACTTCGAGCAGCTCATGGACGAGCGGCGGGTGCCACGCAAGCACAAGCGTATCGGGCGCAGCGCGTGGGAGTGGAAGTCTCGCAATGGCCGAAACCACTTTTTTGACTGCCACGTTTACATCCTTGCGCTCCTCTACCATCTCTGCAGGAGCCGCGGTATGCTGAAGCAGCGCGCGGGTTCAGGTGGCGCCCGCAGGGAGATTTCTGCTTAAACAGCTTTACAACCGATAACGGAGAGCGTATTAGCGAACTATGCCCACCTCTTACGGCGGAGAGACAATCGGAGAACGGCTTACCCGCTTCCGCACAGAGCTTGCGCGTGTGCGCGAGTCCATTGCGCGTGTCGAGAACAACGGTTCTTCGTTCAGTTTCGGGGGCTCCACTGTCACGCAGGCCGCGTATGCAAACCTGCTTGACCGGCAGGCACGCCTCGAGCGTGAGATTGCACAGCTCGAGTCCCGCATCGCTGGTGCGGTTTCGTCCCAGCAGGCAGTGACCGTCACCCGCATGGAACCGTAGCACATGACGCAGGCAGCCAAAGCACCCGCACAGAAGCGGCTGGTGGCACTCAGCACCGCAGCCCCTACCTACTACGACGCCGCAAATACGACGAACGAGCGCGACTTTTCGCCGTGGGTGAGCACCGTTTTCGAGGATGCGCAGTTCACCGGCACGGAACGCTACATCGCGGTCAGCCGTTTGCGCCGTGAAGTGCGGAACAATCCCTACCTTTCCGGTCTCGTGAACAAGTTTCCTGAGGCCATTGGCTGCAGCACAATGCGCAGCCGCACGAGTGACAAGGACTACAATGACGTCCTCGACAAGTGGTGGTTTGACTGGTCGAGCGGGCCTGTCACGCTCACAGGAGAAACGCTGCGTGCGTTTGAAATGATTGTGTGGCCGGAGCTGCTGCTCGGCGGTGAGCTGTTTGTCGTGTTCCTGCGGAACGGGCAGGTGCAGCTCATGCCGACGGAGTTCTGTGGTAGCCCTCGTGCGAACATCGCGCTGACCGGTGGTGCTGTGGAAACGAACGGCATCCGCTATGATGCTTCGGGCGTGCCTACGCACTACCGTTTCGGTCGCCTCAACGAGTGGGGCGGTGTGGATTTCAGTGACAGTGCAAGCACCCTAGTGCCCGCACAGTTCGTGCGGCACATCTACCGCAAGGATCGTGTCATGATGGGCCGTGGCCTTCCGTGGCTCCTGCCCTGCGTGACACATGCCCGTGACCTTTACGAGCTTGTGCGTGCCAAGACCAAGCAGATCAAGGACGTTGCAAGCGTGTTCGGTTTCCTTTACAAGAAGGAGAACACGGGCGGGCTGGGTAGTCTTCAGCCGTTCCAAGGTCTGGACGCCACCACGGGCAAGCCCGTAGCAGAGACTGCTGAAGCTGCTGCTGACGTGAAGCCCACCACGGTCAAGCGCATTGAGCTGAAGCCCGGAACGTTCATTGAGCTGGAGCCGGGAGAGGAACTGCGGCGCCTGAACGAAGCGTATCAAGCGACGGACTACAAGGAGCTCGTCATGATGATGCTCCACGCAATCAGCACGCCTGTCAAGCTGCCGGTTGAGCTGTGGTTCTCAGGTTTGGGCGACGTGAACTACAGCGGCTTCAAGGGTCTGGGCACCCAGTGGGCTGAGAGCCGCCGTGGCTACATTCAGTTCATCCGCGAGGCCCTGCACATGCCACTCTACCGCTGGCGTGTGGGCAAGGCCATTTCCGAAGGCGACGTGCCCCGCAATCCCGACGGTGACATCAACCTTGTTGATTGGCTGTGGAAGCGCGCAGCCATGCTTGACGATGAGAAGCAGGCCAAGTGCGCGCAGATACGGCTTGACAGCGGCGAATCCTGCCTTGCTGATTTCTGGGAGGAGAACGGCGCCTACGCTGAGGAGGAGCTTGCCAAGCGCAGGCAGTTGTATATCAAGGCACTTGTCGCTTCAGGTGATCTTTCGCCTGATGCAGATTTCTCGACAGTCAAAGTGCCGGTTTCTTTCTTACTCGCAAACACTGTTCCGGGGGCGGTAAAGAAGCCTGCTGTCCCGGACAATACAGGAAACGACAACAATGCCGAAATTCAGGAAAACACAGGCGGCGCGTAAGGCTGGGGAGAACGTCCGGTTTTCCCTCGGCATGACGCTGCACGCTCTCAGCGTTGCGGATGCCCAGACTACGGGTGTCCTGAAGGACGTCCTCCTCATGGAAGGCGATCGTGAAGCCACGGGGCACGGGTTCTACATCGACAGCAAGACTCTGGATACCGCGTTCGCCGCCATTCAGACCAAGGGAGGCAAGCTGCGCGGCTACTACACGCACGACCACCGCGGCGGTTGGATGCCCGGATGGAACGACTTTATCGAGTCCAGCGGAAGCGAGCTGGCTGTTCCGGGCTTCTTTGACGCGGTGCGCGTTGAGAAGAACCAGCTGATTGCGGGGCAGTTTTCCTTCTACGATTCTTTCAAGGCCCTGCAGCCGGACACGGTTGCCCAGCTGCTTGAAATGGCTTCCAAGACCCCCGACCTGCTGGGTCAGTCTCTGGAACTGGGCGGCTACCTTGTGTTCGTGGACAAGCAGGGCTACGAATACAGCGAAGAGCCGTCCGATCGGAAGATCGAGCTGATGTATAACGGGATGCCCGTGCTGCGCGTCACTGACGTGTTCGGCAGCGCCTTCGTGGCGCAGCCCGCAGCGGCGGACGGCCTGTTTGCCAAACTCAGCGCAGGCAATCCGGCAGGTCTCAGTGCCGCGCTGTTCGCGCAGCGCATGAAGGACGCCGTTGACGAGTGGCTGGACAGCACCCCGCCTGAAACCCTTTCCGCCACTGAAGGCGGGCAAAACAACAAGGAGACGAAAGTGAACATCCTCAAGGCCCTCAAGGCCGCAATCAAGGACGAGGCCCGCCTCGCGAGGGCCTTGACAATCGTGGCGCGTTCGGAAGACCCCGATGCGCTCACCGTAGCACAGGTGGAGGCCCAGCTTGCGCGTGAAGACGCCGAGCAGGCTGCTACCGAACTCGCCGCAAAGAAGGCGGAAACCGAGCAGCTTGCCGCAAAGAAGGCGGAGCTGGAAGCGCAGCTCGCCTCCGCGAATACCGCGAAGGCCGAGATCGAAGCCAAGTTCACCGCCCTGAAGGGCAGCGGGCTGGGCACCGCGCTTTCCACGGGAGGCCCCGCCTCTGCCGTGGGCAAGCGTTCCGGTTTCACCGGTCTGTCCGCGAAGGTGGCCGAGCGCATGGGCGCCGAAGGCAAGCAGCTTTCCATCACGCAGATCGGTGATCTCTGGATCCCGCCTGTGTGGGTGGACGGCATGGCTGAGCCGGTGGTCACGCGTGACGACATCTTCAGCACAGGCGTCGTGGTGCGCGATCCGCGTTTCGACGCAGTGGCAACGGGCGGCGGCACGCAGGGTGAGCTGCCCAATTTCCGCGAGCCTGATTTCGCCGACGAGATTCAGGTGGAAGGCACCGGTCCCACGGTCAACAAGATCGGCAGTGGCAAACAGGTCTGCCCGATCCTGAACCGCGTGTCCGCTGTGGGCGCCACGGCCCTTGCCGGTGCGGTTTCCAACAGCGATCCGCTCGGCTACGCCCTGAGCGTCGCAGGCCGCCTGCGCCGCCGTCAGCGTGTGCGCACGTTGCTCTCCATGCTCGGCGGTCTGTTCGGTGACGGCGCGGCCACAGTGGGCGCCTTCGACGGGCTCCGCAAGAGTGTGGCTGTCAGCACGGGCACGCCCACCACGGACAACCTCATCAGCAGCGACGTGGTGCTCGACACCGTCGGGCTGTTCGGGGAGGCGAAGACCAAGCTGGCGAACGGCGGCTGCATGTATTGCCACTCTGCAATCGAAACCGCGCTCGCGAAGCAGGACGACATCGACTACGTTCGTGACAGCGAAGGCAAGATCGTGATGCGTTCCTACAAGGGAATGCAGGTGTTCGTGGATGATACGCTGGTCCGCACGGTCAGCGGCATCAAGATCTACACCACCTACTTCTTCTCCCCCGGATCCGTGGCTCTCGGCGACAAGCCGCAGGTCACCTACGCGGGCGAGAGCGAGTCCGTTGCCAGCATCACCTCCAAGGTGGACGAAGCGACGAACGAGCGCACCATCTACGACCGCACGCGCTTTGTGCTGCAGCCGAACGGTGCCAAGTGGACGCCTGCGGACGGCGTGCCCGCAGGCCAGTCCGCGACGAATGCCGAGCTTGCCACGAAGGGCAACTGGACGCTCGCCTTTGCTGATGTGCGCAACGTGGGCATCGCCCAGCTGGAAACCAACGGCTAGACCACCGCTGTCCTTTGCACGAGGGGCGGGTGGCCTGATTAAGCAGGTGCCCGCCCCTTTTGCAGGACGCAGAAAGGAAACTTCACAATGGCCTTTACGTTTACTGAAACCCTTCCCAATGGGAAGAACGGCAGCCGCAGCATCAATCGGCTGCTTGCGTCGCTTGTGTCCGCGATCGCTTCGGCGCTTGCAGCTATTACCACCGAGCAGCTCGAGGACGGTGCCGTCACTACGGACAAGCTGGGTGCCGCTGCTGTATCCGGAGCCAAGCTCAGCAGCGATGCGTTCACCATGAAATACGCGACAGGCGTGGATTCCTCGTCCGCCGCTGCGGATATCACGATCAGCGGTGTGACCGCTGGTATGCGCATCGCCGACGTCCTGGACGTCACCAACAAAGCAACGGTGGACAAAACGTGGTTCACCGTCATTGAAGGCGGTGTCACGCAGGCGGAGGGACATGACACGCATACCGCGTCGCTCCTGTTCATCTTCCTGCCCGCCGCGGCCTAGAAAGAACTGAACTATGGATAGCACAATCGCAAACCTACAGTCCCAAGTCGCCCGCGAGCACCGCCTCAAGAAGCTGTCTCGCGTGCACCCCGAAGTGCAGCGGCTGAAGGACGAAAACGCGCGGCTGCGCTC